AGACAGTGACGCCAATCGTTAAAGGCTTATTTGAAGCTTTCCAGACGATTGCCAAGTCAATTAAAGATAATGAAGCAAATCTTAAACCGCTCTTTGATCTCTTTGTAAGCGTCGCTAAATTGCATCTTCTACAGGCAGTTATCAGATTATCCATATCGTCTGACCCGTTTAAGCGCTTTGGGATGATGTGATCGATGTGTAAGTTCTCATCACTTCCACAGTACTGACAGACTCCACCGTCTCTGAGGATAACCCGTTCACGAAGACGACGCCAACCTTTCGATGAACCCTTTGCCCACGATCTACTCATCAGTGATAGCCGTTCGCTTGGAAGAACTCCCACGCTTTACACATTGATCCGTAACGATGTTTGATGTAACGAATCGACCATTCAATCTGTGTGTAACCGTCGAGCTTCTTGTAGTTCGTGTTACGCATCTGGCCTATCCCGTAGTGTGACCCGTTCTTAGCTGCTGGGTTCCAGTGTCTGTTCTCTTTGTCTATTAGCTTTACAAAGCAAGAGTATTGCTCGAAGTTCACGATACGAGAGTGAGCAAAGAGTTTATAGTGATCTGTGGATGTGTTGTCTGTAGCGTGTACGGGTTGCATCTGTAGCATCAGCAAGCCTAACAGTAGGCAAAGCCCTCCCGTTCGCTGCGTTCGCCCCTGCGAGCTACCACGCCCTGCGGCTCGCTGGGAGCGACGACAGCGTAGCCTACGAGTCAAGTTACCGACGAGTATGTGGATAACTCGTGCGTGAGTCCGGCGTGTCATATTAGGTTATCCACAACCTGTGCATAAATCTGTAGTCCAACAAAGTTAGTGTAAGCCGGTGGGATTGATTCGACCAGTTCACTCCACACCATCCAAGAGATGCCCATAGCTTGCCTTCCTTCTTCAATAGTCTTAGCCGTTGAACCACCTATAACGTACTTTCCGGTTAATCGATTTAATCCTTGAGCCGTGTCGTTCATTGCACCATAGACTCCTATGGGTTTGCCTTGAGATTTATGATCGCATTTAGTTCCCACAAGTTGAAGATTTGATTCAAATGACCTATGTCTTCTTACCTTGAGTCCGAAGAACGAGCCGCAGACCTTTATCGGATTGATTAAGGGAGCTTCGGGTACGTTCTCTATAACGTAAGGCCTTTCGGAGTCAATTAAGGCTTGTCTCACTTCTGGAATCATGTCCACTTTTGACGTGGATTTTCCTTGAGCATCGCGCAAATGCTTAGTGCGACTATGAGTCTGGCAAGGTGGACTTGCTGCTATAACGTCAAATTGCCGCAAGAACTCCAAATCTAGATAGTCTCTGACATCCCCACGTATGTATTCGAACGGATAACGCTTTCCATGTTTAACATCTATACCAGTTACTTCAAATCCAGCCAGAGCGTAACCAGCAGATGCTCCACCAGCGCCGCAGAACAAATCTAATAATTTCATCGAATCCTCGCAATACCTAGACGCTTCAATCCTTCTACGTTCTCTTCACCAAAGGCGAAGAACACGGTAGGCATGAAGATGCCTTTATAGTCACCGTTAGACGTTACGAACTCCATTCGTGATGGTAACGGCATAATTGCATCGGCTGCGTCCCACATCTCATCGAACCATTTAGCCTTAGCTGTAGGCATTAGGCAGACGCCGTTATTGTGAGCTGCGAACTTACGCGCCCACGGTGTCGAGTTGCTAAAGGGTGGATTCATCCACACTCGACCCTCCCACGGTTGAGCTAAGCCGTCATCTAGGATCGTGTAATACTTGTCCACCGGTATCCACGAAATGCCGCCAATCGGCTGAGCTGGGTCGGTGTTGAAGTGCAGACCTAACCCTTCGAATACCCACGGCGGCGTGTAATAATCGTCGGACGTCTGCGGTACGTTCTCTGCCCCAATGTCGAGGTCTAAGCTGTAATCAGTCATCTTCGAACCTATCCATCAGGCAAATCCCAAGTTGGCCGCAGACCGTACATTCCAGCACTTTAACGTTCGGCGGCAGATTATTAGTTACCACGCGCTTCCTTTGCTTTGTCAGGCGCTTGCAAGTCCGGCAGTTATAGTCGAGCAGTTCCATATTTACTCCGTTCCAAGTTCTCCATAGGCTGCAAGTTAATCTGAGTTACCCAATAGTTACCTTGCTGGTCGTGTAGGTACTTCGGCTGCTTGGCCACAGCTACAGGTAGCCAGCCGACCAAGTAATAACACGGCGACTTTCCGACCACGAGTATGGCCACGTCGTCGTCTCTGTCCCACGTCTGGATGATCAGTGGCGAGTTCTCGTACTTCGCCCACTTGACCTCGATGTCTCGGCCAACGTCGGCCTTAATCTTGTAATTACGATTGTCGTATTCGGGCAAGTTCTGCTTTAGATACGTCGCCACTGCGCACTCGGCTGCAAAGGCTTCGGTCTGTCGTAGCACTAGCTCGGGAAAGGTCAGCTCACCGTACTGCTTCTTCTTTGGAAAGGAGTGCGCTTGCTTTGTCCACTGTGGGATGTAGTTCTCGGCGCGGAATAGACCGCCCCTCGCAGCTAGTAGTTGATGCTCTAACGGTAGATTGATGCGTATCATTTGATGCATTCTCTACAAAGCCAGCGAAGTGTTATTTGGTCGATGGTCTCTTTGAAGAGTTGAGTCTTGGGCTGACCTTTACCGCATCCGTCGCAGTGATCCCACGTCCCGATTGGGAAGGCTTCTACGTATCCCATAGTTAGTTCCACGCTTTCGGCTGACGCTTGACCCATTTACCGGCAGGATTTAGGTCGTACCAAATAGCCTCGCACTGGTTAGCTTTGATGCGTTCCGGACAGGCGTAGCCGTGATACGCTTTCCCGTTCTTCTGGCTAGTTCCCTCTTTAAGAATCATGTGCCCATGCTTACACTGTGGCGCTTCTTCCACTAATTCACCGCCAAGATTGCCCACGATAGATTCGATGGCTGTCCCAAGTGTCGGAAGTCCGGCTTCTTTGGCTTGGGCGCTGGCGTTCCACGCATCCAAGTTATCTCGAGCTGCGATGTCGGCAGCCGATAGTCTTTCGACCTTCTCCATATCCTGACGAGTAGGCCTCGCCTCGCTTGGCGTTAAAGCGCTTATAACGCGTCCATAAGCGGAAGTGACGCAGTTCTCGACCCAGAAGTCGCGATTGACGCCACGATCAGAACGCATTTCAAAGGCGAAGTCGATTGCACTCGGTACGGTGTCTTCGTACTCACGAAAGACCAGCGCCTTGACGAGTATGTAGCCGCGCTGGACGTCGAAGTCCTCCACTGAGGCCTCAAGTCTGCCGGTTGGGAATTCCAAGCGAAAGCGCTTAATCCGCGCGTTCACGTCCTCGTAGCCGTCCAAGAAGCCGCTCATTTAGACGCCGCCTCTGTTAGTGCCTTAGCGATTGCGCGACCGCGTACGTACCCTTCAGAGTGTCCGTCACGCCAGCCTTTGGAATACCCGATCATGGTAAATAAGAACGTGGAAAGGCCAATGCCTACCCACATCAGAACGAAGTCTGCTGTCTCTGGTTTCATTTGTAGCTCCCGATTCTGGGAGTCAGTCCGTCTGCTCCCAGTCTTAGGGTGAAGCAATAACGGCACTGGGTCAAGGATTACGCGTGTCTTTCGGCGTGTCTTCCGGACTTTTAGCCTTCGACTTCAGGCCGTTAGAAGCTAAGACGCCACCAAGCGAACCGGTTAAGAATACGGTCAAGGTCGTTAGCAGATCGATGAAGGCCTTATCATTCGGCGCTTGAACCGAGACGGGTTGAGTTACGAAGATGAGAGCGTAAAGCATTCCAAAGACTGCACCGCCAAAGACAATCGAAAGCGTGATGCCGATAAAGACTATAAGCCGAGCGTGTAGCTCCTCAGGGCTGAGGCGTTTCATAGACGCCCTCTGGGAGTAAGTCCTTGGAGCAAATACCCAAGACTTCGCACCGTGGCGGCTGGCAATCGGGATTTGACCAGTTCTCGTATTCTTGGCATTCATAGCGCACCCATCCCTGATACCCACAGCCGGACAACAGCAGCGAAAGGCTGACTGCTATTGCCCATGCCGCGCGTATCGGAATCAATTCCCCTTGATCCCGAATGCTTCGTCTTTTGGATTTAAGTAGCGAAGGACGACAGGCAGAACGGCTGCAAGTCCGGCGTAACCGATCTGCTTAATGTCTGGGTTAGCTGTGTCTGTCATGTAGACCGCCAAAGCAGCAGCTAGAAAGCTGCGACCCCATGAGGCTAGAAGTGCTTTTGCCTTGTTCATTTTCTCTCCTTTAGCTTCAAGCTCCCGATGAGCGCAGCGACTTTCGCCTCGCTCAAGTCGATTTCGAAGTGCATCTCATCAGCACGTGACCTGTAATCTCCACCCCAACGCAGGCCGTACTTCTTGGCGAGCGCTCGGATCATGGGCACTTTCTCAGCTGGGAACGTTCCAACCTTGCCAAGAGGGTGCTGTGTGGCGTTTAAGTCTATGGCAGTTCCAGAGGAGTGATTGCTTAGCTTGTCGGTTGAACCGCGTACCATTCGAAAGGCGTAGCCCCAGTCATCTAGAGTCCCCTCGTCGATTGGCTCAATTAGCTCGTGAAACTCTTCCGCAAAGCCGATTAACAAAGGCGCGACTTTCTCGGCGCACCGTAACTTGATCTTTGTCCCTTTGACTGGATAAGACTTGATTCCGATTTCGTTCTGGTCAGCTGAAGCCGTCCAGCCGTTAGAGGATTTCAGTGTGATCATCCGAGCAGGAGTTTTGCTTCTTCTGCTGTAATGCCTAACTTCTCCAATAGTGCAGCCTTTTCCGCAGCCTTTTGTTCGGCTGCTTCTAATTCTGCCAATTCATCATCTGAATAATAAACTGTTTCGATAACATTGTTCTTTGGCTTTATTTCATCGTATCCGCCAACGCCATAAACGATTTCTTTGATTTTGTTTGCCATGTTATGCCACTCTCAATCCAACGCTAATTGCGTTTCCTGCCGAAGGAGTTACTGTTCCAGCGGTTGTAAATGCTCCTGTAATACTTGCTTCTGTAAACATTGTAATTGTAGAACCACCAGGAGTTGAAGCAGTAGAAGCAAAATTCATTACTGGTCCATCCCATGCTGTGAAAGTAAAAGAACCACTTTGACGATTGATAGCAAAATAATACCAACCAGCAGTAATGCTTTGTGAAATTGTAATTGTGTAATCAGTTGGAGCAGCTGTAACGCTTACTGTTCCAGCATCAAAGACAAGAGTTGTCGGCTTTCCTGTTGTTGAACTGACATTGTATAAACCAAGTCTAACATTTCCTGTTGTTGTGTAAGTTGCGGCTCTGAAACCAATTCTATCTGCTGTAAAAGTAGTCAAGAATACTGGAATGTAATAAGTAGTGCTTGTTGTCGGAGTAAGTTGTGCCTGAGTTCCACTTTGTGAATTTCTTATGTAATAAGTTGCAGTTTCCTGAGTTAATACTGGCTCGTATGCAGGACTGTTTGCCCATACTGGCAATCCGCCTGAAACTGTGAGAACTTGTGAAGTTGAACCAATACCCAATCGAGCAGGAGTATTTGCTCCGCTTGCGTAATAAATGTCGCCAGTTGTCGTTAGTGTTGCCTTTTGAGTTGCCGCATTAGCATTTGTCTTCATTTGCGTATCCACAGCTTGACCGAAGACTTCGAAATCGGCTGGTAAATCCGTTACAAGGTCTGTGGCCGTGGGCATTACAAAGCCGTAATTACTGGTCGGGTTTGTCATTTGTTCTCCTTATGCTACGACGAGAGCTTCTGCCCACGTCATCGTCGGTGTTATTGTATTCCACTTCTCTGCGATATTGACGTCTTGCCACTTCATCGCTTGAAGGCTAAAGGCCAGTGGCGAAAGGTTCAATGTAATCGCGACTTCGTTATAGGCGGCTTGGAATCTCCAACCTTCTACAAAGCCCAAGAACGTTCCAGCGACCATGTTTAAAGGCAAATCGCTGATGGAGACAGGCATCCCCATAAACATCCCTATAAGGTCATTACGATCAGCATCGTCAAGTTCTGGGTTCGTCAGCTGGTACGTAATATTCGTAAAGGCGGCTTGCGGATAAGCTCGAAGGGTTAAATAGAAATCAGCTTGAGTTTGAGCATCAGCGGCATTGTGAAGAGTCGTTGAAATTATCTGTCCAAGATTTCCGTAGATGGCTATCGATTCCGCGTCACTGGCTGATTTCTCACTGGATGAAGTCGCGTCGTATTTAACGGTTATGGAGTTTCGGACGTCTCCTGCGCGAGTCTTTATTGCCAATCCTGATCCTTGAGCGTTATTTGCTGAAAGTTCAGTGTAACCGTTGGCAGCTAGATATTGCGCCCTGTGAGAAGAATCGGCATAACAGATTTGGCCTGACGAATTCTCATAGAGGTATCCAAGTCCAGAGGTCGCCAGCGCGCTGACAAGTGAGTAAGCATCCGTACGGTTTGAAGTACGCGCTGCAAGCTCATAATCTCCTGGTCTGTCTATTTCTCCCAGACCTGTATTAAAGGCGTCATTCCATTCAAGAGTCGGATCAACGTTCTGCCACTGCAAAGCTGCTGGGACTTGATTCCAAGTCTCGAAAAGTAAATCATAGAGAACATCGTAGATCTGATCACCGTCGAATTCTTTAGGCAGAACCCCATCAGTGAGCTTCTTCGGCAATCGGGAAAGCGCACCTAAAGCGACAAGATTAACTCGCTGGGTATAACCAATTCCGCCGACGTCAGCGACTTCAATTCCGATGTCAGTAAGTGTGCCGCCGAAGATAGGCACAAAGACCCCAGATGAGTTCTTTAATTCAACGGTAATTGAATCGTTCACCGTTGCAGTGATAAAGGTCTGATTAAGATTAAGAAGAGTAAGATTGCAGTAACCGGCTACTGGCTGCTCGTAAATGTTTGAGCGACCAGACGTAATCGACATCGAAGAAAGAACTGAGTCTGTAATTGGGACACCGTTTAGCTCGACATTCCAGACGGGGTTAAATTGAGTCACGCGCTAATTCCCACCAATGAACCTGCGCCAAGAGTGCCTCGATAGAAGGAATCGTTCAGCGTATTAATGACTGTTCTGGCCGTACCTTCAGAATCGATAGCGCCAGAGACATTGACGTTAATAACGGTCGAACTTGTTCGAACTCCATTACTTGGCGTCAATCCTGCGCTTGAAGTACTAGCACCTCCAAAGATACCTCCGACGATGGGAATATTCTTCATCTTGTCTATGAGAGATTGAACCAGCGATATGGCCTTTGAGATTGCGCTGACGACGTTTCCAATTGCGGTGATGACCCCACCAATAATGACGCCAAGAGCTTTGAATGCGCCGCCAAGAACCGTTCCAACAGCTGGAGCAAGAGTGTTATAGATGAATTTAGCGACGCTTACAAAGAGATCAAAGAGCGGTTTAAGATTTGCTTCATTATCTTTAATTGACTTGGCAATCGTCTGGAAAGCTTCAAATAAGCCTTTAACGATTGGCGTCACTGTCTTAATAATTCCCGGAATAATAATTGTAGAAAGTAAATCCCACCAGACTTTAAACATCGGAATAAGTGTCTCTACAAAGAACTTTGTAAAGTCTTTAAATACAGGAGCTAAGTTTTGTCCAATAGATGATGCAAATTCTCCGATTTTCGGAATCACATTATTAACTAAGATTGTAACCATCGGAGTAATTGCATCAAGTACGAATGATCCGACTGTCTCTTTGCCTTCATTTATTGCGATGTTAAGGCGTTCCATCTTGCCCGCGAAAGTATCAGCTTGAATATTGGCCTGACCTTTAAAGGTTTTAGATAGTGCGGCAGTGACTTCATCAAATGACATTGTTTTGAGTTCAGCTGCGGATAGTCCAATTCCTAACTTTCCAAGAGCTGCTGAGTTACCTTCAAATCCCTTGGCCAAGGCCGAAGTTACTGCCTCAAGTGACTTTCCACTTCCAGCCGCAATATCAAGAGCAAGTGTCTGAAGTTTCTGAGCCTCGCCTACATCTGATGTAGCTCGCGCCAGCCTCTCCAGCGATGGCCTTAACTCGTCATCCGTAACGCCCACGGCCAGCGAAGTCTTTGTTATGTAAGCTTCAGTAGCTGCTATTTGAGCGTTTGTTGCCCCAGATACGTTCTTGAGAGTTGTCGCAAGTTTCGCTTGAGCCTTTTCGTCTTCGATTGCAGACTTGACCCCATCCACGAGAAGTTTGCCAGCGTAAGCAGCGGCTGCAACGCCGGCGGCCGCGAATGCTAGACCGGCTTTCTTGCTGAAATCACCCATCCTTGAGCTGGACTGTTCAACGTCCGCATTAGCGGCTTTAAGCGATTTCTGAAGATTATCAACATCTCCAAGGATTGAAAGTTTGAGTGTTCTTGATCCACCTACGGCCATTACCACTCCTTTAATATGTTAGAGAAAGCATTTTCCCATTGAGTGATGATGTGCGGCTGCTCGGCTCGCAGGGTTGGATAAATGAACCATCCTCGCGATCCACGTCCCTCACTACCTGACCAGACTGGGAATTGCTTAAACTTATTTGAACCAAATTCGTAACCGCCCCAGAGTTGTTGAGTCGTTCCACCGCCAGAAAGTTTCTGAGCGGCGAATCCAAATGAAATCTCACCAGTCTTAGAAGACTTAGATACACGCGATCCAGCCGCGATTTTAGATGAGACTCTGTTATTTGCGCCAGAAGCAGCACCTTGAATCTTAGATTGCAAGTAGGTTGCCAAAGCATTTGATTCTTGTTTAGCAGCTTTGACTGCTTCTTCATCCATAGCTTTGAAAGCGCCATAGATTTTGCGCAAGTCGGATTTATCGTAGGCGATAGAATCTTCAGCCATTTCGCTTCTCCAATATCTCCAACGCTGTCAGAATGTCATCCGCGCTTTGCCATTCACTCATCGGTATTTGTGTCGCTATTGCTAGCTCCACGATGAGACGATTTAGGCTTCCGCGCTCGTGACTTTTGGGCTGCCATCTCCAGTCGTTACATCTGTCACTGTTTCGACCCAAGCTTCAAAAGGTTTGACAGGCTTTCCAGCGGATTCACGCTTCATGGCGTGATAGGCCAAGAACATCAAATCTGCTATCCCTAACTTTTCCTGTACCTGTTGAATTGTGAATCCGGTCTTCTGTTCCCAGCGCATCCATTCTGGCGGTTGAGCTACATAAGTTCCGGACTCACCGTTACTGTATTCAATTGTGATTGGTAATTTCATGCTCCCGATCTCCTTTTGTTAGTCGTTTAATAAAGGTGTTGTAACGCAAGTGAAGGATAGCGATACTGTCTGCGCATCTGGCGCAGTGCCACCAGCTGATGGGAAGATTGGCTGAACGTCAAAAGTAAAGACCGATCCAGTGTGTGCTGTCAGTACTACGGATAAAGCCGTATTGGGCGAGGCACTTGCCGAAGTCCAGAGTGCGTCGCATAGACCGCCAACGACTCCCCAATCTGCAAGCATTTCGACTTCGAAAGTACCCTGTGAATCAGTCGTGTAATACGCTTTTCCATCGAGGGTCTGGTAGGTGTTGATTGTTGAGTCAATCGTTAAAGTCGCTGAAGTAGCTTGTGCGTCGTAGTTATCGCCTTCGATTGTGAAGGTGATGTCTCTACCCGTGATGATAGTTGTAGGCATTGCGTCTCCTTAGTTGGTCTGGGTGTAATAGGTGGAGACGGATAGATCTGCGCTGAGCAGAGTGCTTGCTCCGACCGAAGTAATCGAAGGACGCGAGACGTCTCCGACTACGTATCCCGACGGCATCGCGCCGAGAATGCTGATTACTAGCTGCTCCAAGTTATCCAGAGCGCCGGCGTTGTTGTTGTAGGCCACGGCTGCAGTCACGTCAAAGTTAATTTTAACCTTGATGGAGCTACCAATAAGCGTACTTTCTAAATAGGGTGATGAAGGGACAATAACGACAGCCGGAGGGATGATCGTCTCTGGGACGGATGAATAGACGGAAGCTTCCACTCCGGCGAGAGCTGTTGCGAGTGCGCCGCGTACGTCTGTGGCAATCGTACTCACTGGCATATTGTCTCGACATCTATAAACGGACTTAACAGCCCGATTACTCTGTTCATAAGGCTTCTGCCCATTCTGTATGGCGTCGGAGCAAAGTCCACGCCTTCGATCTGGCCACCTGCTGCTGTAATACTCTGAAAGATTTCTGTCGAGACGACTAAGAGCGCGGATTTAATCGGCGCGACTCCTTGGTAAATAACGGCAGCTGAGCCGCCATCTAGGGTCGCTGTTCCAGCTGGGATAACCGGTGTCTCTGTCTTGTTAGCCGCGTCAATTGTGGCGCTGAAGCCATAAGGCTCGATTCTGTGATCTGTCACCGTGTAGTTGTCGTCAATTCCAACGCCACATCCGGCGATGTCTACGCCTTGACCTACTACGAAGAAGTTAGGTCGAATCGTTGTAACGTAAAGAACGTCATCTTTGATTCTGTAGCTCGCAATGGCCGATTGGTACTGAGTTAGCAAAGGCAAGATTACGCCCTCGGCCGAATCGATTATTTGGTCAAGATACTCGTCGCTGTATAAGGAATCGCTCACGCCCAAGACCTGCCGCAGTTCGTCGGCATTGATGATGTTAGGCATGAGCGATCCTTTCTACTGCTCGACTGCGTTCGGGAGCGACCGCAGCCGATGATTGATTATTAGTCCTTATTGAACGCGTAAGCGCCAGCCGCAATCTTTGTGGCAGTTGCTCCGTATCCATAAAGGAGAATGGAGATTGAACCGTCTGAGACGACGTTAGTACGAAGTTCCAAGCGTTGGCTTTCGTACCATGTATAAGCGTCACGGTTGATGACGTACATTGAGTCATCGCCTAGACCTGAGAGCGCTGTATCTACCCACAAGTCGAGACCGTTCACTGATCCGCGCAAGCTGCGAGGTTGTGCGTTACCGGCTGCGTTCTGTGGAGCGATTGCGTTATAGATTGGTCTTCCATCTACGTTGAAAGACATAATGCGTCCCCACATTTGAGGCGAGACGACGATACCGTCCGCAAAGCGGAAGGTGTTGTTATAGACGCTGACTGCGCCAGCTGATACCCAAGCTAGAAGCTCAGACGCTGTGATGTCTGTACCGTAGCCAGTCGCTGTCTTTGTTGCGCCTGTGATGATTTGCGCTGAGTTGTATTCGTTAGTAGCGCGTGAGTATTGAGATTGAAGATTACGAATAACTTCATTAAAGAACAATGGATCTGATCTGTCTGCAAGCTCGACGCTCATCGTCTGTGCGCCCTTGAAGGATTTAACATCCACGTTGATGAATTCAGATTCCATATTTACATTTGGAACTGCATCCAATTCGTCTGTTACTGCGACGCTAGGAAGCGCAGTGATTTTCGGGATTTGAAATACTAATCCGGCGTTAGGAAGGGTTCCAGTCGAAATCGAATCGATGGAGGCTCTTACATTGTCTGCGAGACCATTTACGACCTCTGTGAGCTGACGAGTAGGGATTAAGCCCGGATTGTCAGTAGTTGAATTCGCTGCCGCGATGTAAATTCGTGATTCGTCATTTCCGCGTTGCGCCTTGATTGAATGCTCAAGGTAAGACGCTGCGTTAATGATTGGGCTGCGTGGGGTTGTGTATGCCACAGGCTTATTAGCTGCGACTGTCTTTGACGCTTCTACCGTTGCTTCGGCAGGAGCTTCTTCTTGTACGGTAGTGGATTCCACTGCGTCTCCTTCTGTAGGTTGATTTGTTGCTTCTTCAACCGTAGCTGCTGCTTCGGCTTCAGAATTCTCACTTGCTGCGACGTCTGTGACGCGAGCGCTGTCGATTGCCGGCTCACTGACCAAGCTGACTTCAGCAAGGTTGCCAGCCTTGACGACCATTACGCCATCCTTGTTATCCCATGCATCTACATTGAGTCCGATGCTAAAGCCGTCACGGAGACCCGTCGCGGCTTCTACGAGTGCGTCTGTTCCGGATGTGGTCTCCGCGATTTTAAAGGTGGCGTCAATGCCCTGTTCATTAGCTGTCATTGAGACTACTTTTCCAATTGGTCGAGTGCGATCGTGTTCAAGTAGAAGTTTTACGTTCTTAGTCGGCACTGAATCTGGTAAGAATGACGTAAGACCGGCCGATGTTGAGCCGACCTCGTTCCAAGTAACAATTCGACCCGTGATGAGTCTCGAATCCGCACTTGCGCTGGTAATTATTAGCGGCATCTGGATTTTCATTTGATCATGTCCTCTTCCTGTCGTATCTCATCTACTGTTAAAGCCCCAATGCGATTTAAGATTTCATAAACTTGCGCCCGTTCATAGGCTGACCCACGAAGATATTCATCTAAGTCGAACTTTACTTCTTGCGAACTTGGTACGAAGTCCGGCATAGAGAGTCTTGACTCGATGCTTGTCATCATTGGAATGAGTGAGAAGTCGAGAAGAGTTTGTCTTGTTGTTGTCTGGTTGGAGTACGTCATGCTTGAACCAGTCTCTGAGTCTGTGAAGAATGCTGGGATTCCAATTGCTCTAGCAAGTTCGGTCGAGATGTAGCTGCGCGCTTTTGCCAGTTGTAGCTTCTCGGGATCGAATCCGAGAGCTTCGATGCTCACATCCGCATTAAGAAAAGCCGTCGCGCGATTTCTTCTGCTTGCGCCCCAAGATTCAAGTAACTTAGCGATGCGATCTGCTGGGAGTGCTGTTCCGTTAGATTTTAAGACCATCGTAGGCATAGGCTCGCGCGCATACATTGCAGCTGCGCGTTCGAGTTCCGCGCCGGTTCTGATAGTCGCACCGGCTCTGTTAAGCAGACCTTCATCGTTGCCGTAGAAGACAATCAGACTGCCAACACCCTGATTTGGTACGGGTTGTCCATCTACCAAGTAAGATTCAATCTCAGTTGCGTTGCCGTTTGTGTTGATTGTGACGCGTAAAGGTTGAATTCGCTCCATTGTACGAACGCGATACGTATCTGCAAAGAGTTCTGTAACTTGGAAATAACTGTAACCATAGAAAAGTAAATCCTCCGCACACCAGACCCACGAAGCAGCTCCGGGGATTCGAGTGTCAGGCGTATTAATAACACGTGGCGCTGGAACGCTTTCTCCCGTTGTCTTATCGCGGACTTTCATAGGAATCGCGGCAATCGATGAGCAGATGATTCCTCTGGCTCTTGCGATGGTTGGAATACTCATCGCTTGTTCGCGCGTAGCTGTGTTAGTCGTGCCGAAGTACGGCGCTAGTGAATCGAGAGTATTTACAGGCGCAAGTGAAGCCTGTACGTCATAAGCGACTTTAGGCGTGTCTGTTTCAACACGTCGCGCAAAGATGTCTAGTAGACCCATGCGCGTATTGTCGCAGGCTTATAACATCACCCGACGAGAATATCTATTTCCGTCTCTGGGCGTGTCGCGAAGTGTGTAACGAGCGCAGCGCCGACTGCAGCGCAGACCGCAGCCTGTGACGCGCGCCTTCCTATGACCCAGCCGCCATCGCCACGACGTAACTGCACAGCCGACAAGATTTGCGTCGTTAGATCTGTCTGACCCTTATGACGCAGACGTCCGGAGTTAATCGCACCCAGTAGCTCGTCGCACGCTTGCGGATAGGCCGAGTCCATGTCGAAGATTGGGATTCCGGCTGGTTGAAGTCTTGCAGCTACTGCGCCACTTGTCCGACGGCTATAAAGCAACCATTCCAAAGGGTACTTGCGAAGGTAGGGCGCAGCTTCGTTGGCAATAGCCCGATCATCTAGCTGGATGGCGTTCTCCCATGTATGAAGAAGCTTTACGATGAACTTCTCATCCCCTAGCTTCTGAGCGGCGACCAAAGCAGCGAATCTTCGATCCGGCGAGCAATCGATTGCCATCCACGTGAGCTTCTCTGGATCGAGTTCGACTTCTTCGTCTTGGCAGTTCTGCCATTCGGCTGCACCGATGACGCTGCTAATTGTTTGAACCCACCGGCACAATACTTCGGTCATCACTACGTCCGGCGGATCGTTGAAGACCGCCTTGATGTTGTCAGGGTGAATCGTATGGCCAAGCGCCGGATTCGCGAAGGCCGCATTCTCCAGACTGACTTCATCCGTCGGAGCGCTCCATTCGAAGTAACCGATGTCATCCTCTGCGCCACTAGCTGCGGCCAGTCCACGTTCGCGGAGCATATTCAAGACGATGCTGTGAGAGTCGCCGGCATTTGTGTAGGCCATCACCATTGGATTCTTAGCTGCGAGAAGGGTGTAGCGAAGCGAGGCGAAGGATTCCATGTCGTGCATCTCGCGTAGCTCGTCGAGGTGGATGGTCTCCGGCCTAGATACACCGCGAGCCGCTGAACCGCCGGCTTTGACGATGAACCTTGTACCCTTCAAAGTCTCGATTTCCTCCGAGCCGTGACTCCAACGAATACGCTTAACCTGCTTGGCCAAGT